GTAAGTGTCTGTATTGCTCGCCCCGATAGTCGTAAACAAAATATCTCCGGTTACACCAGAGCCAGCGTTATTTGGAATGCCAGTGAACGAAGAATAGTCATGAAAACCATTGCTGTCTGGTGACAAGCCAATAATTAGGGTATTTACCGTTGCATCACACAACAGCTCGACCCCCATCCCAACACACTGCCACCATATCTTAGCAACTGTAACCTTGGTGCAAGCCTTACCCGCAGAGTTGGTGGCCAAAGCTGAAACATCAACCTTGACCACATTAGTCTCTCCGGTTCCGTCCGAAATATTTGTAAACTTTAAGACAGCCTTACGCTCTCCATCCTGAATGGTCTGACTTGTTACTGCATCTGCCATTGCTTATCTCCTATTCTGTGGATTAAGCGTCAGCAAAAGGAGTAACAATTGTTCCGCTTCCGATCAGCAAAGAGTCATGAACCAAGTAGGTTGCAGTATCGATAGCAGTTACTTTGATAACACTGCCAACAATTCCGCCTTTGGTAGATCCATTCAAAGTCATAACGTCGTTGGATGCGGCAGGAACGAATGCTTTATTAGTACCATCATCGACAGCTACTATCGCAGCGCCAACAAACTTGTCGGTTCCATCTGTTTTGATGTCCAAATCAGTGGCTGCGGTTTCAACATAGAAAAAGAAAGACGCGCCAATGTTGTTTGCTTGATCAGGGGCTGTCGGGTCACTAGGAGTGGCTGAAGAGATAGAAGGCAAAGTAAACTTGCCGTCTGCATCATTCAACATAATGATTTTACCGGCATGAGCCGCAACGGTTAAAGTTGTGTCAGCAGATAAGCTAACGCTGCTGTTAACGCCAGCAGTAATAAAACCAGCTAAAGATTTAACGGGTCCAGAAAAAGTGGTTTGCGCCATTATGGTCACCTCTTACGAAAGGATTCGCCCCACTGTCTTCGTAACGTCCGCTGAGCCGGTCAGTAGGGCTAATTTATCTCAGGTCAATGACATTCTAGGTCAATATTAAGGCAAAAAAAAGGGGCCGTTTGGCCCCTTAGTTTTAGGCTCCTTGAGAGCCGTAGATGCCTCTCCAGTCGGACCAACCGAATGAATAACGCTCTCGCGCCTTGTATCGGATGTTTCCGGTGGTGAAGTCTGGTTCCATAGACGTTTCCATGCTAGTGCGCTGGAACATCTTGAGACCTTCGCCTTGGTCTGTCACAGAAGTCAACAGGAAGAAAGCGTCTGGATCGTTCAAGTAGTGGTTAACAGTGTAACCACCGGGCAGAACGCCAGTGTTTCTGATCGCGTTAACATCATTGTCAGCAGTACCAGATCGCTTGTCAGAATTCAAGATTCTGTCCGCAACAAATACCAATTGTGGAGGAACGACTAACTTAGTCGCCTGAACCGAAATGGTCAGTCCTCGGTCATCGGTAAAAGTGCTGATATCGATCAAAGCATCTTCAAGTGAAGTTTCATTGAGGTCAGCCATCGTCGTAGCTCGGTTAGCAGCAGTGCCGCCACCAGCCAGAGGGTGAGCTGTGTTGATCAATGATACGCCGTCACCGCCAGTGTAAGTACCAGAAAAAGCGTTATTCAGCACATCAGCGCCTTTTACTTCCTTGGTATTTGACATTGAGCGAGCCAGTGCTTTCACATATCGCTTACCGAGTGAGTCGTACAAATTATCTTCTACAGCTTCATCGGTGAGCGCGAATGCTAAAGCAATCGTCTCATGGGTGTAACGGGCTGAATAGCTCTCAGAAGCATTGTCAAAAACAACGCCTTGGCCTTCAGTTTTCGTCGGTGCTGAACCAAAACCAGTAATCAGAACCTCTTCTTCAAAAGCACGTTGAGAATCTTCGATTGCGTAGATTTCTTCGTACTCGCGGTCGTAGCTGTCGTAGCTCATACCAAAGAGGCTGTTAAGGCCCGGCTCTAGCTCTTTCGCTAGTTGTGCGCGTGAAATTGCCATTAGTCAGTCTCCTTATGCTAAGCCAGCAGATTTAACACCGGCAATGTGGTTTTGAATAACCACAAGCACGTTGGTGTTAGCACTTGCTACATCTTCGTTATCAGGATCTTGAGAAATGTCCAAAGCTTTTAACGGCAAAGTTGTTGTCGTTGCGCCAGTGGTCACATCAAGTTCCACGTTTGATCGGCCAGAAGCTGTATCACCAGTCGTAGCTTGGTCAACAATATCAAAATTGCCAAACAAATCTGCGATCGGGAAAGCTGCATCAGCTTGAATAGCAAAGACGGTCATAGGATCGTCGATGATAAAAGCAATGATGTCTGATGCCGCGATTGAACCGGGGTAGTAGTTAGAATAAACTTGCTCTCCCGATGTGGGGTCTGTGTATTGACACCCGTTAAAAACCCCGACTACGGGGACAGCACTTCCTGCTGCGGCTCGTTCGATACCGCCACCGGTTACTTGCTTAACAAGATCTCCATTGAAGATCTTGCCGCTCAAACCAGAAGCAATACGATATCGACTTTGGCCACCAGAGTAGGGAGCACCACCCATCATACGGACGGGGCGTAAACCAAAGGCTGCGTCTTTGTTAGCCATTGTTTTTCTCCTTTAGACTTATCGTCTGCCAAATGTTACTGAGGAGTCTCGCTGCGGGTCATACTTAACGTAACGTGAATCACTACGAGTTTCGTTAAACATTGTGTTATCCAATGCGTCACGAGCCGCTTGGTTCTTATCGTTATAATAAGAGTTTCGCTCTTCAATCGTTTCGTTAGGAATTTTCGCCAGCAATAATCCCTCGTTGTAAATGACGCCAGCATGTCTTCCAGAATCCATCGTGGGAAGCTCCCACTCTGGAGGTAAGTCAGAACCTTTTACCAGTTCCCAACCTTCCCTAATCCTTCGACTTACGTTAGCTCGATCCTCTTGCCCTAACATGCTCTCTCGAATCCACCGATAGGTGTAACCGGGAGGAGAAGGGGGAGTTTCTAGCTTTCGTACTGGTCGCCACGGTCTACGTCGAGCCTTTTTATCGTGTGTCTCGGAATCACGCGAAGCGCGGGTTTTAGCTGTATCTGTCATTATCTTGCCTCCCTTTGAGCAATTTTTTGCTTTTCTGATGCCACTCTTTTCAACCATGCCTCTTCAGACATATTGTGTGGCTTCAAACCACGGAGGCGCTGAAGTTCTGACTGAGTGAACTTAACACCACGCTTGTTGCTTCGTGTTTGTTGCCGACCAGCAGGGCTGGCGGAAGCGACTCTTTGCACGGCGGGTCTGCCTTCCTGTTTATCGACTTTCGTTTCTGTCCTGAGATTAGGATAGATACGAAAAACTCTTGTGTCCAACTCATTATAATACTCTTCTGAGTCCGGTTCATAGCCCTCGTTAATGAGGTTAAAATGAGTGAAATACGCAAATTGAGTCGCTTGCAAGTTTTCTTCGTTCTCAGAGTCGCCATACCACTGATTTTGCTCATGCCAAGATAAAGCCTCGTTTGTCGGCTTAATGTCTTGCTGTTGCTGGGCTTGCTCTTGCGGCTGGTATGCCTGATAGTTTTCTTGCTGAGCCGCTACAGGCTGCTCCATTGACTGGGCTTGCCTAGATTTAGCTACCCGAAGTTTTTCTTTCTGAATAGCAATGTCGTTTTTCAACGTGTCAGCCTTGCTGATCAAATCAGGATCACCGGACCGAATCGCTTTTCGATAGATATCATCTATCTGACTTTCTTTGCTAATCAGAGCTTCTTCTTCTTTTTGAAGCACCGTCTGCTGTTGAACCACCGAATGTTGTCGGTAAGCGTTTAGCTCTTGTTCTTTTTGCATCGCAACTTGCTCTAAATATTGAGCACGTTCTTCAGCTTGCTTAGTTTTTTGATTTAATTTGTTGATCCGCTTGGAGACAGACTTTGTATATCTCTCAAGCTCGTCATCATCGTTGACTGCCCCACCCTCTTGACCTTCTGGTGGATCTTCAACAATCTGAACCTCAATTTCTTCTTCAACAGCTTCTGCTGTGTTGTTATTCTCAATCATCGCCAGCTACTCACTATGTCATCGGGGTTTATGATGGTGCCAATCACTTCGTCATCATTGATAATGCGAACCTCATCTCCATCATCTAGCTTGAACCGAGCGCCTGCATATCTTCCGATAAGCACCCAATCTCCCTGCTCGCACCACGGCTTGTTGCCAAATTTTTCAGAATCGGCGTAACAAAGCGGCCCTTTTTTGACAACATAAGCAACAACGGTTGCCAATGATTCTCGGTCTACGGTTTCTTTGGTTAGATGAATACCACCCTTACTTGTCCTTTTCCCAACATAGGGAATTACAAGCATCCGCCAACCTGACGGACTAGGCATTCGATCTAACACGCTTTTATCCAGCAAGGAAGGATCTAAAACAAGATCGTCCTTCTGAACAAAAGCCGACTCAATCGACGGTTTTGCCACTAGCGCTCTCCTTTTGCGTAAAAATCTTGGATTTGTTGTTCGACCAAGTTTAACGCAGTTAGCTCGCCTTGCAAACTTTTATAATGTTCCATATCTTTGAGCATACCTTCACACATTGTTTCAACAATCAAACTTTTGCGATCAGCGATCATGCGCTTCAAAGATGAGGCTAGGTCAACATCGTCTCTCATACGCGCTCGTAATAATCCAAACCGCGAGTGGCCGCGCCAGTGCCGCGAGTACGCATCTTCTTGACCTTGACCTTGAGCTGTCCCTTAGAAACCGCCCCGCCGTCTTTCATGCCTTTTGCCGTTTTCATGGCTATAGCAACAGCTTGGTCTTTTGGCTTACCTTCTTTTCTTAACATACTGATATTCCTGCTTATGGTTTTTTGACTACTCCCCTTCTTCAGCGGCATCGTCTTGCTCCTTAACAACGGGTTTTTTCTTAAAAGAAACTTTAGATTTTGCTTTTGGTTTCGGCGCTTCTTCAGAGGCTTTAACCTCTGCTGCTGCGGGTGCCTCAATCGAAACGGCAGTCTTGACAGGAGCAGGATCGCCTCTTGCGATTCTTTCTACCTTGGCCTTAATTCTTGCCTCATTTGCAGCTTGCCTAAGCTCTCTCTCTTCTTCCATTTTTTCAATTTCGGCTTTTTCAGCAGCTCGCATTAATTCTTTATGCGACCTCAGCTCCTTCTGCCGCTCTAAAATATAACTTGTTGTCATCTTATGCCTCCAAATTTAGCTTGCAACTCAAGCAACTTTAACTCAGCTTGCTGCTCAAGTCTTTTCATGGCTATGTCTAGTTTGTCGTCAGCCACCTCTTTTTGAACATCAATTCGCTGCTTTGAAATTTCAGACTCAAGAAGCTTTTCTTGATCTCGTTGCGCTTGCTTAGCATTGAATTGTTCTTGATCTGCAATCATTTCTTGTTCTCGCAGATCAAGTTCTCGTTGTCTGATCTGAACCAGCGGATCTTCCTCATTGCCCTGTCCAATTGACATCAAGAAGTCTTGGGTCAACTGAGCCATGATAGGCGCTGAGAAGCTTTCAATAATCATCTGTATTTGGCCGAGAACCTGTTGCTGCTGATCTTGCGGAACCTGTTGCATCTGCTGCTGCATCTGCTGAACTTGTTGTTGTATCTCTGGGGGCATTTGCTCTTGCGCCATCTGAGACGCCATAAACTGCAAATGCTGCATGCTGTGAGCAATGATCAGAGATTGCATCTGAGGGTTACCTTTAACCACTTCAGTGAGAAACAAAGACCTGTGAGCATCAACGTGAGCTTGATGGTTCTGAGGCTCAAAAGCTTGTTGAGGCTGTCCAATCAACAAACCGCTATTTTCGATACCGGCATCAACAGGTGCTGGAACCGGGGGAGGTGGTGGTGGCTGCAAAAGGCTGTCAATGTCGTCAACACCCAAGGCCGCATACATTCTACGATACGCCTCATACATCCCTTGTGGACCATGAATATCTGGGTTCGACTGCACAAGCTGCATAAGCTCTTGAGCCATCGTGATTCTTTGAGATTGGCTGAAGATGTTGGGGTCAGAAACCGGGATAACATCGACACGGCCATCAAAGTCTGTTTGCTTGACCTGTTGATCGCCATTTGGCGTCTGGTATGGATACATCGGCGGCAGATACTCTGCAAACACCTTCGCAAGCAATTGAAACTCAATTCTTTGTGAGTAATGCAGCCGCTTATGAATCGCGGACATTACCTTAGTGCCTTTTTCCAGCAAAGCAACCGTAGTTCCAACGGGCATCGCTTGGTTCATGTCACCGACATTTGTGTCCGCAATTGAAGCAAAACGCTTACCAGATTCAACCAACATTCCGAGCAGTTGCATCAAAACATTTGAAGGTTCTTTAACCGGTAAGGGTATTAAATTTTCTCGCAACGAGCCGCCGGTTGTGTCAATATCTCGAAACTCTCCGGGCTGAAGCGGCTCATCCTCATCACGAATCCTCATTCCTCTTGCTTTAAAGCCAGAGGGTAGGTTTGCGATGGTACCGGCATCTATTAGTTGTCGCAGAATGGACGTTGAAGCCTTGGAGAGACCACCGATCATGTGGCTTAAACCAAGCCCGTAAAAACCCAGTCCCGGCAAGAATTTGTACTGAACGAAATAGTTTATTTTTTGTTTGAGCGGATCTTGCTCAGCATAATTTCTGCGAATTGCCAAAATTTGCTGGCTTTGCTCATCAATCGTCACAATGTATGGCAGTTTTAAGCCGGTCGGCTCCCCATCTGGGCCGATATCTTCGTATCCGGGCAAATCTAAGATTGTGTGGACCTCGTAAACAGTCCTATCCCGATTTTCGGAATAGCTCGGGGCCATTCCTTCGATCTCATCAATTTCTTCTTCAATATCGCTGCGGTTGGAAATGTAATTGTCGCCTTTTAGCTCGATATCAGCATAAAAACCGGTCAACTGCTGCTTGCGTATCTCATTTTTGCTCATTGAGATTACATGCGTGACCCTTTCTGCCGACAAAATGTCCGAGGACTCATAAGGGACCACAAGATCTTCGGGAGCAATGAACTTTGAGACAGCCCTGCTAAGCGCTTGATCGTAATAAACTTTTTTGAACGCAGAACCAGCGATTGGAAGGTAAAAAAGCAGCATGTCCAGCTCTGGATCGTACTCTTTCATCACGTTCATGATGTAAAAATTCATAAATCCAGAGACCCGTTGGGCCTGCATATCTATTTCAGGGGTTCTTTTGCCAATAATCTCGGTTTTTACCGGCCCTTTGGCTGGCAGCAGCTCTTTGTATGCTTGAGCCTGAAATTGTGTGACTGATTCAGCCAAAATTGGGTGAATAACGCCTGAAGATCCTTGAAATGGTGATGAACGCATCTCATCAAACTTCATGCCAAGGTATTTCAAGCCGTCAACATAAGTCTTTTCCCACTCAGAACGGCTTTCTTTGTCAGAGCTAATCGACTGAAGAACATCGTCAGCCAGTTTTCCTAAGTCCGATTTGTCAAGAAAATCGACCAAGTTAGAATCAAAAGGAATTTGAGGTGTTTCTGGAACCGCGTCGATTTCGTCATCGATTAAAATGTCTTCTTCATCAACCAGAATCTGGGCAGCATCCCGAATCATGTCCTCTCGGGAAGGTTCTGGTTCAACCTCAACCTCTCGGGAAAGAGGTATTACATCTGGATCGTCTTGAGTGCCTAGAAGTCGTTCAACTGCCATTAGTAATACACCTGTCTATTGCGAGGTAAGAACCGAGCCTCGTCCTGATAATCATCATCGAGCGTTACAAATCCGCCCTGCCTAAACCTCATTAGCGCCATTGTAGCAGAGTCACAAAAATCATCATGGTCGCCGTAAGGAAAAGAAGCCATTTCTTCAATGACCTCTTCCGCAAAAATATCATCCGGTGCCCAAACCATTGCAGACTCGAACAACGGCGCAACACTATTCATTCTTGCAATCTTATCCTGCCCTCTTGATGGTGTATAGGCCGTCACGGGGATGCCCATTCTCCTTAATTCTTGAGTCAGGGGTGTGCCAGAAGCCTTCGCCTCAATCAAAACGCAATCAGGGTCCCAATACTTGTATTCATCCATCGCAATCTTTTTAAGCTCAGGAAAATCGACTCGCACCCTTTTTGCGTCAAGCAAAATGATGCACTCAGGACCATCAACTTTTGGCGTAAAAACCGCCCAAGTGGT